TGTTCGTCGTTCAACAGCTTCTGTCGCTTCTTCATGACAGAAGCTCAACAACTTACACCCCTCACTCGTAAGTACCTCGGGTGAGGCCGAACCTATTTTTGAAACACGCTCTAATCCACTCTTACCTTGGTTGAATGGGGCTCCCCGACCGGCCGCGTTGTTCGCCCGGTTGGGGCAGAACGAATACACCCTCATCTCTCTCTTCTCCTTGGCCCGTTTTTGGCGGGCCCTTTCTTTTTCTCATTGCGGCGGCATGGCAATCAACCTTTGGAGGATTTGAATGCTTAAACAACAAACTGTTCCCACTGCGATGGGGCAGTTAACTGTCTCATCTCTTACTCTCGGCGAACTGCGCCAGCTTGATGGCATCTTTGCTGAATCCTTTTCTGGCCCTAGCCAGGGCGTAACCGCGCTCCTGAAATATTTGCCCGTAGTCTTCAATTCAGTTCGCAAGGTACAGCAAGATCTCACTGCTGAACAGCTTGAAAATGGCCTGACCTTGGATGACTTCAACGCGCTTCTCAGCGCGGTTCTTGAAGTTTCCGGATTGAAGAAGGCGGCTCAGGGGGAACCAACACCGGTACCGGTATAGCCGATTGGTCTTTCGTGTACGGCCACACAGCTACTGCTACCGGATGGACCTTCAGCCAGATCGACCAGCTAACGCTTTGGGACCTCAATGATCTTTTCGAATACTGGCAGGATTACCCGCCAACTCATGTCTTGGTAACTGCCTACCTAACCGCTGGAAACAAGAATCGATCCAGCACGAGAAAACGGCAAAGCCGCGGCGACAAATTTGAAGAATTAACGCAAGCTGTTGCCACGGCTGGCGGCGGAACCACACGCAAACTTCCGGAGGTCTACAAAAATGATTTATATGGCGCTTGAACTGGCTGCTGAAGCCGGCGAATTTCAGGCAGCCTTGGCGGAAGCGGGCAAGTCACTTGATGGTCTCGCAGAAAATATGAGCGGCAAGACCAGCGAATCTGCCAAGAGCATGGGCAAGACCATCATAGACGCAATGGCTAAAGCTGGTGAGGCCATCAATGCCACCATGTCAAAGTTGGCAAGCGGTGGCTTTAGCGCCAGCAATGTTACTGAAGCCCTTGCCGCGGGTCTCTCAAAACTGGCAGGCGTGGATCTTGGCCCTGTGGTTCAACTCACGAACAAGGTTAAGGAAGATCTGCTTTCCATGGAAAATCTCAGTCGCGCTACCGGCGTTACTGCCGGAACGTTTACTGAGATCAAAGATGCTATGGAGGAAGCGGACATTCCGAGCGACAAATTGGACCAGCAATTGACTGCCTTGCGTGAAAGTATGGGCAAAGTCCAGTCGGGGTCAGGCAGTACAAAGAAAGCGTTTGAGGCCCTGGGAATTTCCACAGATGGTTGGAAAAACAAAGTTCCTCCCACTATGACAGTCGTAGCCGAACTTGCTGACCGGCTCCGCAACAGCAAGAACCCCGCGCTTGACCTAGCCAATGCGCACGCCATCCTTGGCGACCAGTACCAGACTTTTGTTACCTATCTGAAGCGTGGCTCCAAGGCCCTGGCGGATGACATGAGGGCACACAAAGAACACGGGCAAGCTGTTGATGAGTCTATTGAGAGCGCCAAGGAATTACAGCGTGAAGAAGCGGCATTGTCGGAAAAATTGCAGTTATTGCTGCTTCCGGCTTTCCGGTTCGTGGTTGCTGTAGTGCAACAGGTGGTCGCCGCTTTCATTTCACTCAAGGGCATTCTTACAAATGTGGTAACGCTGGTTACCGGCACTGCTCGTATGATCGCAGACTCTTTCCGCGCCGTAACGACCGTCCTGGGAAGCGTAGCTGCCCATTGGAGAGATATTCTTAGAGGAGATTTTTCCGGAATTGCGGTCGATGCCAAAGCGGCATTCAAGCAAGTCGCAGACGATTACAACAACACCATGGTCAGCATGGTGCAAACTGCAAATGCAACCGACAAAGAATTGGACGCTTTCTTCAATCATCAGCCCAAGTTAGAGTCTGATGCTGATACAAAGCGTACCAATATTGTGCGGACTGGTGCCAAGCAGCGCGAGGTAATCACGTTGCAATCTCACCAGAGCATTATTAAAAGCGCCAAGGATACAGGTGGCATTGTTGACGTGAATTGGCAGCAGGCGATGGCTGTGCTTGGCAATGACACCAAGACAGAGAGCAAAGTAATTTCTGATCTGCTTGTGGGGATCCCCAAGCCCTTGCCCCCTGCGCTGGCAAAAGCGAATACCCAGTCCACGCAGATCATGCAGTCCATATCTCAGAATCTTGCGAATTCATTTTCAACTGCGATCAAGGGCATGATCTCAGGCACTGAAAGCTTAAGTACAGCATTCGCAAAGATGGGCCAGCAGATGTTGCAGAGCCTGGAATCTGCCTTGGAAAAAATGTTGTCGCAATGGATGCAACATCACATCATGGAGCTGTTGGTTCACACTCAAACCAAGGAGAGTGAAGTGGCGGTGAACCAGACAGCTTCCGAGCAGACTCAGGCCATTAGCCTGAAGGAACACATGAATCAAATTTTAATGACAGCAAAGCAGGCCGCAACCAAAGCCTGGGACGCCATGTCCGGGATTCCAGTAGTGGGTCCAGCTCTTGGCGCCGCTGCAGCTGCAGCCACCTTCGCCGCCGTCATAGCCTTTGGCTCCGTCACCTCTGCCGCGGGCGGCTTCTATGAAGTTGATCGTGACCAACTGGCTTTTATTCACAAAAAAGAAATGGTGCTTCCGGCTGGCATTGCCGACCGGCTGCGTACCACCGTTGCTGGCGGTGGCGGTGATTCAGGCATGAACGTGAATGTCTTTCACAACGTAAATGCGATTGACGCAGCATCGTTCCAGGACACGATAAAGAAACACGGCAACATGATTGGAAATGAAGTTGCCCGGGTGCTGAAGAAAAAAGGCTTGTCTCCCAAGTAGGAATTTGTGCTATGATTCGCAGCCAAACTCCCAATTGTTCTTAATTTTATGCAAGGGGAAGGTGTTTTGGCTATGGTTTATTGCGTCAAGTGCGGTACGGATAACGATCCTAATACGACTAGGTTTTGCCGTGCTTGTGGAACTCCTTTAGCTGCACCAGCGCCGGCAATGGCTGCGATGCCGCCTCAACCACCTGCACCGGTAGCCGGAGCTCCTATGCCGCCACCGCCTGTAAAGCGGAGCAGGGTGGGTCGGACGCTCGGCTTGATATTCTTGCTGATCATTGCAGCAATTGTGATTGCAAACCTTACGCGGCCAAAGCCAAAGACTGATTCCTATGTAGCTCCAGTTTTCCCCAGCCTTAAGGAACTACAGGATGCTCAGAAAGCTGGCCTGAGCAAAGACTTTGCCACCCAGGGCTGGATCTTGCACCGCTATGCGATGAACAAATTCCCGCCTCTGCTTGGCATGGGTACAGATGAAGGTCTCACCATACCCTCCGATGAAGACCTTCGTACTTCTTTAACCAAGCTGAAGTCAGTACAACAGAGCGAAGCTGACAAAATAGCCTTTCAGCGAATGACAGCTTTGCTTTGGGCGACGCACATAGCCAACCAACTGCGATCGCGCGGTGACAAAGACCCTGTTTATAAACAGGTTTTTAATGTTGCCAGTGACTGCTTTGCCGCTGTCAATAATAGTTTCGAGGGCGGAACCGGGCTTGCCGCGGCTCCCGCAATCCATAGATGCCTAAACGAGGCGCCTATGGTACGAGCTGATATGGAAAAACAGGGCCTCTCTAACTGGGAAAATCCCTAAATCGAGCGCCTCTTATTCCAAAGCAGCCTGCGGGCTGCTTTTTTATTTCATGGAAAGAACAACACAAATGTCGAATCTTCTTTTTCCGAAAATCCGCGGGTTGGCCTGGACCATTGTCAAGACGCCCACTTTCTCCACGGAAATTCAGGAGTCGCTCGCTGGGAGAGAGGTGCGCATCCAGAATTTTCAGAATCCGATTTGGGAGTACACGCTAACCTACGAATATCTGCTGAACGATCCTAAATTCCGCGATGAAAACGAACAGACGCCACTGGAAACACTGGTCGGGTTCTTTCTTGCGCGTGGCGGCCAGTTTGATGACTTTCTTCTTAATGAATCGGATCTCACCGGCCGCCTGGAAGATTCAATCTATTCCGGCCAGCCCATCGGAATTGGCGACGGCCTGACTAAATCGTTTCAGATTGTGCGCAACATCGGCGGGTTTCAAGAAGCTGTGCAGAATCCCATGAACCAGACTGCCACGGTCTATTTGAATGGCGTCGCCAAAGTACAGGGAACGGACTACACCATCGCAAACGGTCTGGTCACATTCAACAGTGCGCCAAGCACCGGCGCAAGCATCACGGCGGATTTCATTGCTCTGCAGCGGGTTCGTTTTGATATAGGTAATTCGCGCAGCGGCAAAGAAGGGCTTGAGTTCAGCAATTTTTATTTCAATCTCTATGAGTGCAAGGAAGTCCAGCTCATTTCGGTGCGCAAATGAAGACACCTACCAACATTGATACGCCTGTTGCCAATCTGCTCCAGTTTTCTGAGCAGTTCGATAATCCCGTGTGGGCAAAAGACTCGGCGAATGGTCCGCCTCCGGCAACTATCACGCCAAACAGCCAGGTTGATCCGCTTAACGGCCTCACCGCGGATACGATTAACTTCGGCGCGACAAGCACCGGCCAATGGGCGCTTCTCACTCAGTCATTCCTTGATACCGCCACAGTCGCAGGCAAGACCTTCACATTCTCAATTTGGCTGAAAGCAGCAAGCCCCATACAGCTCAACTTGTGCATTGAAGATACCGGCGGACATGTTGCTGTCTCTACCAACGTGAATGTCACGACGGCCTGGAACCGCTGTATGGTTACGGGAATATTTCCTTCATCCGGCCTGGTTGGAACTCCAATCATCTTCTTCGGCAATGATGGCGTAATGCCGGCTTCCACAGTTTATGCCTGGGGCGCACAAGTGGAGAACGGCGCCACCGCAACAGCATATGCCAGCACCACTACTCCTGCCGGCGTGCAGCACAACAACCTTGTGACCTGGTTGCAGACAGCAACCGAGATCCGCATGGCCGATCTCTATACCATCACACTCAAGAGCGGCACAACCCTGCGTTATACAACATGGGACACAAACCTGGTTGTTCTGGGCAATACATTCATGACCGGTCCACCAAACATCGAACGCTCAGCGATTGAAGAAAAGCTCGGGATGGATGTAGCTACGCTGGAACTGACAATTGAAGCGAGCCTAAGTGACTTGGTTAACGGCGTCCCAATTTTTCAGGCAATTGGGCAAGGGCTTTTTGATGGCGCTGGCTTTCGCATCGACCGCCTTTTCATGGATTCGAACTCGAACCAGATTGGTACAGTTGTCAGGTTTTCTGGATTTATCGGCCAGGTCGAAGAGCTCACACGCAGCACCGCGAAGCTCACAGTAAATGCGGCTACGGCTTATTTGAATATGCAGCTTCCGGCGATCCTTCTTCAGCCCGGCTGTACCAATACCTTGTTTGATCCGCGCTGCGGATTACTCAAAGCAAAATTTGCCAACAACCTGGCCGTCCAGGCCGGAAGCACGGTCAACAAGCTCATCACCATTTCAGGCCAGCCGGACACATATTTCGATAATGGCCAGCTTATTTTTACCAGCGGCGCCAACAATGGCGTGGTGAAAGCGATCCGGCAGTTTATCGGCGGTGTAATTTTCTTTAATTCCCCATTGCCTTTCGTGCCCAATGCGGGCGACGCATTTACTGCTTATCCCGGATGCGACAAGACCCAGGCCACATGCACCAGCAAGTTCAACAATCTGGCGAACTTTGAAGGCTATCCCTACGTGCCGGCACCGGAGACAGCAATATGAGCGAACGGACGATGAGTCACGCGCTCGACGCCAAGCAATTGCTTCACCACCACACGGCTGCATAATTTGGGGAAAGAATTGGACTTTTTTCACCAACACAGATCTGAGTGGTTTCCACCCATCTGGGCAGTTTGTGCTGATCGGAAGGCTAGCTTCGGTGGGTTTTACCAATCTACAACGCTGCTCTGGGCACCGGCACAAAGATATTTGGCTTGATTGACCATTCCTCATCGAAGAAATCTACGACTGAAAGATTCAGACCCACTATGAAACAACTAACGGCTGACCAGCGAGCAAATATTGTTCGCGCAGCCAAAGAGTGGATTGGCACACCGTATCACCACCATGGGCGGGTTAAAAAAGCAGGCGCAGACTGTGCCATGTTTCCTCTCTCGGTTTACCAGGAGTGTGGTGTCTTGCCCGTGGACTATCAGCCGCCGGAATATTCAGTGCAGTGGCACCTGCACCGGTCAGAAGAGCTTTATCTCAAGGAAATTGACCGGTTCGTGAATGAGATCGCAGGACCGCCAGCCCCGGCGGATTTTGTTGTCTTTCGCTTTGGCAGGACCTATTCCCATGGGGGAATTGTCATCGAATGGCCAACCATTATTCATGCATATATTCCGCATGGCGTGCTGCTAAGCGATGCACTGCGCGATGGCGAGTTGTTAGGCAGGCCGCACAGGTTCTTTGAATTAGCAGTCAGCAATCACCATCCTGCGCTCAACCTATACGCCAATATGCATGCCGCAGGGTGAGGTAAACCCGAAAATCACGGAACAAAAATTCTTTTAGCATCTCTGGAGCACAGTGATATGGGAATCATGGCAGGCGGAAAAGGCGGCGGTAAAAACGCGCTCGCGGCAAAACCGAATCTGCTGAATGCGCTTCGGGTACAAACCAGCTCTTACGGCCAGGTTGTGCCTATTGTGTATGGGCAAAACCGCATTTCCGGCCGCCTGATCTGGAGCGGCGACTTTGCTGCCATCCCACATACGTCAACGCAGAAAGTCGGCGGCAAGGGACTTGGATCAGGTGGCGGCAATGCTATCAGCAACACGACCTACACATATCAGAGCGCGGTTGCTACGGCGCTCTGTCTGGGCCCGATTCAAAATATTCACAACGTCTGGGATACCAAGGGTCGGCTAACCCTTGTTTCCACCTCGGTTTCATTCACAGTGCCTCCGGGCGGTGGTTCGTTCCTGCCTCCGCCTGACGGGCGCATCTTTCACTCTGGAATCGGAGTGTCGCGTGCTGATTCTTTCAGCTTACTGGTGGATGATTACGGCTCCGACGGCAGCTTTACTCTCGCAGGCACTCAACAGATGCCCATGGTCCTGGTGCATGGCTCGCCTGGCGCCGGACAATACCTGCTGAATGCTTCCACGGGCCAGCACACATTTTCATCAGCTGATGCCGGCAAGACGATGACCATCAACTATGTTTATTCAGAGCCGGACTCAAACTCCAACGGGCAGCCGCAGCAGAAACTCAATCTAACGCTCTTTACCGGACAGCGCCCGCAAACACCCTGGAGTTATCTAACATCGAAGCACCCCGGCCAGGATCTTGGATACAGCGGCGTTGCTTATGTTGCTTCGTCCGCTATGGACCTGGGTGAAAGCGGAACGCTGCCCAACCTTTCATTTGAAATTTTGGGCATTCTGCCTTTTAGCGCTGGCATTACCGACTGTAATCCAAGCGATGTGATAAACGACTTAATGTCTAATCCGTTTTACGGATTGGGAACCGGATTTTACAGAATTCAAAGCACAGGCGGCAGCACGTTCTTCAAGTATTATCTGGATTTTGGTCTGGACACGGCCGGCGTTCAGTACGGAATGAACATTACTGTGGCCAACGCCGGAACTACGCCTATAGCGGTCACCAACAATCATGGCGGCTCAGTTATGCTTCAGCCCGGCATCACGCAGAACATCTCATTGCCATTTACTGGAACTGGGGTCAACGATCTTCAGATCGTATTCAATACCGTTAATTCGGTTTCCGATTCCATTAACGTGCTGGCCCGCGATCCGGCGCTGTTCAAGATTTCAGATGGAATCAATCTCGCAAATTCAACGCAGAGAACTTTTGCAGGTTGGACTCTCGGCACAGGCGCCAGCGTAACCGTCAAGCCAGACCCACAGGTGCCGCTTGGCGATCTCACGCAATATTCCAATTATTGCGTCGCCAATGGGATTTTTCTTTCGCTGGTGCTTGATTCACAAAAATCAGCCGCAGACTGGATCCAGGACATTCTTGATGTCACGAACTCAGCCGCAGTATGGAGTGAAGGACTGCTGAAGATCGTGCCTTATGGCGACACAACAGCAGTGGGCAACGGAGCAACATTTCTGCCCAATACTTCACCCATTTACGACTTAAGCAGCAATGATCTATTGAATTCGGTTACGGTCAAGCGTCCATCCATCTCTGACGTGATGAACTCGATTTCCGTGGAATTCCTCAACCGAGATAATGACTACAACGTTGAAATCGCAGAAGACAAAGATGATGCGATGATTGCCGTGTATGGGCTACGCAAGGCATCTCCCAAGCAGGCGCACTCCATTACTACTACCGATGTCGCCAAGCAGGTGGCGAATTTTTTACGCAAAAGAGAAGTTGAGATCCGCGCGACCTATACACTCACGCTAGGCTGGCAGTTCAATCTGCTTGAGCCGATGGATCTGGTGACGCTCACCATCCCTGAGTTGGGATACAACAAAAAGCCGGTTCGCATCACGGCCATTCGCGAGAATGACAGCGGCCAACTGGAGATGGATGCCGAAGATTTTCCTTTTGGTACAGCCTCGCCAACTCTCTATCCACAACAGGGACCTGGCGGTTTTGTGCCGCAGGCTAACGCCGATCCTGGCAGCGTGAATGCGCCCATTGTTTTTGAAGCCCCGTTCCAAATGTCGAGAAGCGGCCAACACGAAATCTGGATGGCCATTTCAGGCGGTGCGTGGGGCAATCTGTTGCTGTACTCCCAGCAGTTTGATAATGCAGTCTGGCAAGACCTCAATACGACAATAACGGCCAATGCTGCCACTGATCCCAACGGAGGTTCAACTGCCGATGCTGTTGCTTATTCCGTGACAGGAGCCGGAGCTTACATCCGGCAGGATGTTACGCCGCCCGTAACAGTGGCGAACCAGACTTTCACTTTCAGTTGCTGGGTGAAGACACCTTCAGGAACGAACTCTGCGAACCTGCTGATTGAAGATCAAACCGGAGCAGTAATTGTAAATACCACCTTCCCGATCACCTCGAATTGGCAACGCTTTTCAGTCACTGGCACTATGGGCCCAACGGCCAGCGCGATCCATGTGTTTGTTTATAACGTTGCCACGGCAGGAACACTACATTTATGGGGCGCACAGCTGGAAAATTCCAATAATATGAACGCCTACGCTCAGACCACATCATTGCCTGTGAGGGTGGCCAACCCAAACTGGGGCGGGTGCCACGTATGGATTAGCCAGGACAACAGCGAATATCACCAGATCGGTGAAATATTTGGTGCATCGCGCATGGGTGTTTGCGGTGGCACTCTATTCTTTGGCATCACCGGCGATCCCTACACTGGAGGTGTTAGCCAAACCTGGGATCTCACGCAAAGCGGCGGCGTTCTGAATTCCGGAACGCAGCAGGATGCTGATAGCTATCGCACACTGGTCTATTTCGATGGCGAGTTCATGTCCTATGCGAACCTCACGCTGGTCTCAGCCAACGTGTACAACCCCCAGGGATACATTCGACGTGGACTCTTTGGGAGCACCATCACCACACACAATGTGGGTTCTCCGGTAGCGCGGCTGGACGATTCTATCTTTACCTATGTGTATGATCCGTCATTCATCGGCAAGACCATCTATTTGAAATTTACGTCGTTCAACACCAGCGGCCTGATGGAACAGAGCATCGCCAATGCCACAGCATATCAGTTCGTTGTTACAGGTAAATTCTGCCAGATGGAGACGGTTTCAAAGAACCTGCTGGCGAATCCGGGGTTCGAGTCGAATGTTGCCTTGACCGCTGTCTCAACTTATCCAAGCGTGGCAGCCATCCCGAGCGGCCTGCGAATCAGCGACAGTTGGAGCGCTTGGAACGGCAGTGGCTTCGCTTCAATCGGGGACCCTTATTTAACAGTCGATCTGGAGACCACTCTGCCGAACAGCGGGAGCCGGTGTATTTTGCTCATTAACAAACCTGGAGCAGTTCTTCCCAACGATAGTCACTTCTATGTGCAGGGTGCCATCAGCGATAAGGTGGCGATCAATCCAGGCGAGAGTTATAGCTTTGGAGGATGGATTCGTCTGGTTGTTGATGGATCACTCCCGTCTGGAGTTAATTGGTCGGGAGCCATAAGAGTTGTTCTTTATGATGCGGCTGGAAATGTGCTTGGGCAAATCACCTATAACGAAGGGCTAGGCACGCCCGGCTTGGGCAATGGGAACCCGGATGCAAGTTTCATTGGCCCCACAAGCTCAAATACTTTTAATGGCGGATATTACTTGCAGTCCACATACTTTACCGTGCCTGCATTGTTTGGGGGAACAAAACCCGCGTTTGCAGCCGTTTGGTGCACAGGCATTCTACAGAACGCCGGCGCAGCGGCCTGGACTATGTCAGGTTTGCAAATTGACGCTCGCTTTGACGACTGTTTTCTTTTTCCGCAGTGGGACCTGACGGGAGACGAAATCGGCAAGCAAGGTTCAATATCGAACACATATACCGGCGGCCTGACCTACACGAGTACTACGAATTCAATTACGTGGAATTGGAGCATTACCGCTCGCCGGACTGACAGCGCAATGACCATCAACAGTTATTCCGGATCGCAAACCATTACAGGTTTGTCTGCTGGAACGAGCTATAACTTTTATCCGTTCATCGATGAAATTAAACAGATTGTTACCATGGTGACGACTGGCGGGGTGGGATCTCCTTCCTGGGCCCATGTGGGCACTTCAGTAGCTTGGACGCAAGAACAGGCGCGAGGCGATCATTTCCCTTTGTCATCTAATCCGTTAGTGGCTGTAACCACCACAGCGGGTACAGGCGGAGGCGGGGGCGGAGGAATCGGTGGCGCCTGCTTGCGATATGACGTCCTGGTTCAAGAGAAAACAAAAGGCGTTATTCAGGTGCGTGAGTTGGAGATTGGTGACTGGGTAAGCTGTCCCTGTGATGAAGACACGCCAGACGGTTGGGCGGAAGTAATTGCTGTTGCCAAGGACTGCATCAGTCAAGAATGGGTGCACACCTTCTTTAATCTGGATGACTGGCTGGCCACGACTCCAGGACACCCTTTTACGCTGGAAGACGGCTCTACAAAGCGCGCAACACAGCTCTCACTCGAAGATGCAGTTCCTTGCGCGAGTGGGGTTACCTATCCCGCGAACCACGCTTTGGAGATTTACTGTGCTTCAAAAATTTCCGTCAGCATCAGAAGCTCACGACATGTCTTTTATGCCGGTATGAAGTCGCCTTGCATTTTGCAGCACAATCTCATGCCTGAGAGCTAAGTAAACCCTTAAAAAGAAATGATACCGGCGGCTGCGGTCCAGGGCAGGTTTGCAGTTGCCAGATTCGAGCGCTACTATGCGAAGACTCTACGTTCTGCCAAAAGAAGTTTGGAGTGGAACTGTGCAAACAGGAACGCGAACGAACTCGGATGGTTCAATGGAGCCAGTCTTTCTGCCGATGATCCAGCTTTTTCATCCAATGCTGGGGTCGCATTATATCGATCTGCCCAACGGGATGGTTTTGATGATGACCAGCTTTGACCATAGCGAGCGCAATGAAGATATTTTCCATGCGCATCCGCAGGTGGCAATTCTTCCACATCCGACGCGAGACGGAAACAAGCCTCTAAAGAACCACATTGGAAGTACTGGTTACAAGTTTGAACAGCACCATCTGGATGCGCTTACCGGACATGCCGACCTTGGAATCTTGCCAACTGATAGCGTGCTTGATGTTGCGCGCAAAGCCGCAGCTATCCATCCTGAAGTCAGGTTCCGCAACGCACTCTAGCTCGTACCAACCGTCCCTCTACATAAAATTTTAGGAGTGGTAATGAAAAATATCATTTTGATGGTCATGGCGGCGTGTCTGCTTCCCGCGACCGCGCAGAATTGGACAACAGTAAGCGCGACCAACATTACTGACCTGAACCAGCAAAAGCTTGCTGCCGGGCAACTCTGCTTTCTTGGTACTGACCAGAATGATGTGCCTGTGAGCTTTAATGTTGGCGGTGGCGGCCAGGTGTT